CAAGAAGAAGCAAAAGATTATGCAGATTTCTTAAAAAAAGAATTCAATAAGTGGGAAAAAGAAATAATGAGTTTTATTGATGACACGCTCTCCGATGAATTTCTGTCAAAATCCAATCCTAAACTCCGCATTGAGAAGACATTCGGAGAGTTCTTAATGCGGTTAATGAATACAATACATACTGCAGGATTCTTTGAATCATTAAAAGCGGTTGTAACTGCGACACTCAAACAAGGAACAGAAGCAGCAGAAAAAGAATTAAAAGTTGATATTGGTGTTGGGATTAATTTTGAGAAAAAGGCAGAAGCATTAACACAAAGACAACTTGATGGATTTAGTATTGAAGGCAAACGATGGAATGGAATTAAAGGAGTTGCCAAAGATGTACAAGATAAAATCAGAGAAAAAGTTGCTAAAGGAATCACCGACCAATCCTCGCTAAAGGAAATCAAAAATGAAGTTAAAGATATTATGGTTCAACAAAAGGGCGGAAAGAGAGTGACTGGTGAAGTTACTGAGGGGAGATCGATGAAAATAGCAAGAACAGAGAGCAATCGTTTCGTGAACCAAGGAAAACTTGCCGCGTACAAAGATAGTGGATTAAAAGGAAAAAAGAAATGGAATGCTTTTGAAGATAATAGGACAAGTAAGATATGTCTCAAGTTAGATGAGGACACTGTTGAGTTAGATGATAACTTTAAAGCATCAGTTAATGGTAAATATTTTGAATTCGATACTCCACCAGCTCACCCAAATTGTAGGTCCATAATCCAATTTGTTCAGGAAGATTAAATATTATTTAAATACTTTAATAGCATTAGAGGTTATATAAGATGGAAAAAAAGATTAAGATGTGGATGCCAGTAACCAAAACTGCTGGTGGAGAATTTCTAGGAATCCTTTCTGATAATAGCTTGGACAGAGATGAAGAATTTATGACCAAAGAATTATTGGAAGATTGGGCTAGAGAAAGAAGTCCATTGCCAATGTTGGCTAACCATGAGAATAAAATGGAGAAATTCATTGGTGGTTGGAAGAATAAAAAGTTAATTAGTAAAGGTAAAAAACATGCTTTAACCGCTAACCCGTTCTTTTTTAGTAAAGAAGCGAACCCATTAGCGAGTCAGATTAAGAAACAAGTGGAGGAAGCACTTGAGAACGGTATGGGTGTAGGGATTAGTATTGGAGCAATTCCAAATGAAACTATTGAAAAAGAAATTGATGGTGAAACAAGAACTGGATTCTTGAAAGCCGAGATTGTTGAAGCAACAATCGTTCCCATTCAAAGCAATCGTAACGCTAGTTTTTCAGCTGTTGCGAAAGAGTTTGATATTAAAGGTGGTCCTGGAAGTGGTCCAAGACGTGGTGGTGGAAGTTCAAAAAACGACATCGATAGTTGGGACGATTTACCAAAAGATGAATATAATGAAGCACAAGACAAATTAACTAATTCCGAACAAGATGATTATATGAGTAGTAGAAGAAATGGTTTAAGCCATTCTGCTGCTATGAGAGAATTAGGAAAACAAGTTAATACGGAGGTTAAAAAAATGGCAGACGAACCAGTCGCAGATGCTCCTGCAGAAGAACAACCTAAGGAAGAAGTAGCTCCTGTAAAGGAAGCTCCAAAGGAAGAAGCAAAACCCGAAGCTGAAGAGAAACCAGCCGAAGAGGAAGCTAAACCTGAAGAAGAACCAAAAGCAGAAGCTGAAGAATCTAAAAAGGATGACCTTCAAGCAGAAGTAGATGCTGCAAAAGCTACTATTATTAAGCTAGAAAAGCAGTTAAAGGAAATTAAGGAAAAGAGTGTTTTGAAAGCAGAAGTTGAAAAACCTAACGCTGTAGAAACTAAACAAGTTGATGATTCCGATTTTACAATCGAGAAACAATTAGCTATGAAGTACAAATAGGAGGACAAATAAAATGGCATTTGGAGCAATGGATATGAGTAATGCAGAAGCTAGTGCTGTTTTTGATAACCAATTCGGAAAAGCTGGAATTGGCGAAGAACAAACTTACTATCCTGGATTAAGAGCAGGAAAAGAAGCTTGTGACAAATCATTAACAAGTATTGGTAAAGCATTACAAAAAAGTATGTTAACTAAAGCACCTTCAGTACCTTCCACAATCGGAGGAACATATACTGGATATAGCATGTTACCACCTTTTGTTGACCCGTCAATCGTTGACAGGACAGTGAGAGAAACACCTTTGGTAAGATTATTACCAAGAAAGGCAATTAGAGGAAGGAGTTATGTATATAACATTATATCTGCTAAAGCAGGAGCTGCTTTCTTACTTGAAGACGCATCTTTAAGTGAACAAGTTGATACAAGAAGTACTGGAACTGCAAGTATGAGTTATTTATACGCTGTAGGAAGAGTAACTGGTCAAGCAACCGCTGGACAAACAATCATCAACTTAATGGCAGAAGATTTAAGAGTAAAAACAGCAAGTATGAATGAAGCTTTAGAGAATGAAATTATCAATGGAAATACTACAACAGACCCTGCAGGATTCCAAGGATTAATTCAAACAATCAGTACAAACACTACTGATAACTCTAGCACAAGACCTACTCTGGCACAAGTTAGAGAAGACTTAGCAACTTCATTTAATGCTAATGGTTTGATTGATTTGGCAGTAACAGATGCAGATACTTTTAATTATTTGAAAGGTTTGTTAATGGACTTCCAAAGAAATGTTGAAAGACCTAGTGCTCAAATGGACTTCGGTATTCCAGACGCATTTATGTTTGACGGAGTATTGTTCATTAAAGATAGGTATATGCCAACAACAGCCAACAGTAAAAGAATATTATTCCTTGATACAAGGTATGTATTCTTAGCAGTATTGCAAGATTACACTTTCGAAGAATTAGCTAAAACCAATGATAGTCAGAAGTATATGATTAAGTGGTATGGTACAATGGTTGTTAATTTCGAAGCAAGTATGGTAATGCGATACGGACTGGTATAAGGAGGAAAATAAAAAATGGCAGCAGGAAGTATTTTGAAAGCGTGGGAAGAAGTTCCTAACGCAGAACTAAAAAGGGTTATGTTCATTTGTCCGAACACAACTGATGCGACTAACACAATTGCTATCACATTATCATCTTATGGTATTGCAGCAACTGGTTTGTTATCTGTTTCAAGTTGGGTACACACAACCGATGGAAGTGTAATCACAACCGAAGCAAATACAAGTGCAGTAAGTGCAGGTGTTTTAACTGTGACAATCGCAGCAGGAACTGATAACGATACTCGAATAATTGAGATTGTTGGAAGAGCTGACCCAGGAGCATTCGCTTAATTGTGAATGCTAATTATTTATTTTTTTTTTAATTAAACAAAACATTTACCACGTTTTAATTTATCGTGATGGAGGAAATATAAAATGGCATTTGGAATAAGTCAATTAGAAAATAGGTTATGGGAGTTCAAAGCAGGACTCGTAGAAACCGCACAAACAGTAACACCAGCAGCAGATTCTGGTTCAGGTAGTGCAATCACCGCAGGAAGAACAAGTATTACAGTTGCAGCAGTAACAAACGATGCAAATGATTGGATTATCTTACCATCTTTAGCAGATGTACCTAACGGGCATAAAATTACAATTCTTTGTGATGCAGGAACCAATTTTGAGTTAAGGACACCAGCAACAAGTGCAGAAGAAATCAATTCAGAAGATTGTGATGGTACAAAAGAATATCTTATGACTGACACAGAAGTTGTTACAGTAATTAAGGTAAATGATACTATTGGTTGGATGGCATATGCACATAGTCAAATAGGTGCAGCAGTTGCAGCGGTAGTACCAGATTGAATCTATAAATATTTTTTTTTATTTAAAGAGTATTTATAGACGTGTATAAATATTATAACATTATAGTGGCTGCGAGGGATACTCAATACCAGCAGATGATAATACCAACTTAGGAGGAATAAAATGGCTTTAAATGATAGGAAGTTTTCAAGCTTAGTAGAACATAATAAAACTGCTGCTGAAAATGAAATTACTCTAGGTTATGGACAAGTTGGAGCAGGACAGTATAACAGTTCAGCACCAACCCTAGCTAATGGAGATTATGGTTTTTTACAATTAAACAGTGAAGGTAAGTTAATGGTTGATACCGAACTTACTGTTACAGGAGTTACAATTGACAATATTTATACTTATTCTACTGACCAATTAGTTTCTGGTGCAGGATATGGATTGATTGACGCTAGTGGTCATGTTCAAGTTGATGTTTTAACTATGCCAGGAAGTTTAACTGGTTATGCAGAAGATACAGCTCACACAACTGGTGATATTGGTTTAATGCCTTTAACTGTTAGACAAGATACACCAAGTGCTTTAGCTGGAACAGATGGAGATTATCAACCATTGTCAACAAATGATGCAGGAGCATTATATATTGAAAGTATTAATGTAGCCCAACACGATGTAGCAGCTTCTAATTTTGGAAATCAAGTAATGTTAGAAGCCAAAGATTATGATGGAAGTGCTTTATCAAATACAGTTCAAGAAGGAGATGCAATAAGACCAGCAGCAAGTTTAGCTGGAATTCAGTATAATATGCTCACTGATTCAACAGGTGGTTCAACACCAATAGTTGGACACGACTCTGTAATTAATGCAGCTAGTGGAGGAACTGCTGGAGTAATGACTATGTTAGATGCTCGAAGTTCTCAAATAACTGCAGTAGCGAGTGGTGACGCAGCGAGACCAACAGCAAACCTATATGGTGAACAAGTAATCGCAGGTTACACTTGGTCAACTCAATCGTTAAGAACTGAAGAGATTGACCCAATTCCTGAGAAGTTTGTAAGTGAAACTTTAGCAAATGTAACAAATGCAACAGATGGAACATTCAACTACTATTTTGACATGAATGGATTTAGGTACTTCACCTTACAAATAGCATTAACACAAGATGCAGGAGCAGGAGCAGGAGATGTTTATTGTTATGCTACTGTTCAAGATGATGGAACTGCACCAGGAAGTTGCACTTATCAAGATGTAACTAATGCTTTGTTTGGAGTATCCAGTGTTCACACACAAAACGCAGCAACTCAAGTACTGACTGCTAGTGATATGTGGGTAGCAGATACACCAAATGGATTTAAGTATGTGAATGTAAAAGTAATAACAACAACTGGGAACACTTCAGATTGGACTATTTATTTGAAGAAGTTTTATTAGGAGGATAAAAAATGAAAAGAAGCTCAAGAGTTTTCGGAACACCCGTTTACTTAAATGGTAGTCCTTCAATGAGTCTTAATGGAGATAACAACATTGAGGTAGTTGATGGTAATGGTTCGTCGGTAGAATGTGTAGCTTTCAACGTAGAAAATACTTCTGTTAATAGAGTTGAAATTAACGCTACAGCAACAGGGAATTCACCTGGAATTGAAGTAACTGGGACTGATGCAGATATTAACATTTTGTTATCACCAAAAGGAACTGGTGTTACGGAAATGACAACTGATTTGAAGATTGCAGGAACAGACATCTTAGATACTAACGATAATGAATTGATTGGAATAAGTGCAACTGGTTCAGCGGTGAATAATATTCAGATTGCAAATGCGGCAACCGGGAATGCTCCTATAATATCGACTGTCGGTGGAGATGCAGATGTTGACATTGAAATTAGTCCTAAAGGGACAGGTGTTACAATTATTAATTCAGATACAGCAGTTGAAGGAGTTTTTTTATTAGACCCAGCTCAGAGTTATGGTGGTGGACCACTGATTGATAGCGGTGCAAGACAGACTGTAAATGATACTCCAACTCCAGTATGGACTTCGTTTGCCATTGAAGTTGGAGATGTTGTTAGCATTACTGCTGATGTGGTAGCAGTTGAAACAGATGAGACAAATCGGGCAGTTTACAAGATTCATGGATTGTTTTATAGGAATACAGCAGGGAATGTGACTCAACAAGGAGCAACAGTAAGTCTTAACACGATTGAAACAGATGCTACTTGGGCATGTGATTTTGCATTGGACATAGGAGCTCAAACTATTGAAGTTCAAGTGACTGGAGCAGCTGCAACGATTAATTGGAAATGTGCAATAGATGTCACTATTACAAAAAAAGCATGAGGTTAAAAGATGGTAATGGGATTTAAAGATGGAGAATTGATTGGAGCTACCAATATCCCTACTCCGACTGATAGTAGTGTGACTGGAAATGATGGAGATACTGTGTTGTTGGTCATTGGAGACGAAACTCACGAGAGTACAACTTTTAATGACTTAAGTGCAAGTAATCATACCGTAACAGGGAATGGTAATGTTAAACATATGAGGACATTAAGACACGGAAATGTTAGTTCAATGTATTTTGACGAGGTTGAAGATTACTTAACTATTCCTAACCACGCAGATTTTAATTTGGGAACAGGAGATTATACAGTTGAAGCTTGGATTTATTACACAGATGTTCCTTCTTCTTCTGAGGTTTATCGGATTATGGCACAAGGAGAACTAGAAGACCATAATGGCGATTGGTGTTTTGGATTTGGACATACTGCTGTATGGGGAACAGGAGTAAGAATGAACTTAGCTATTAGGTCAGGTGGCTCAACTACTGATTATGTTACTCCAGATTTAGTCGTTCCAACTTTCGTTAAAGATTCTTGGCACCATTTAGCAATTAGTAGGGCGAGTGGAACTTTAAAGTTTTTTTACAATGGTGCAGAAGTTCATTCTGTATCTGATTCGTTAAGTATGACAAGTAGTAATTCAAGTGAGATAATGGTTGGTGCAAGAACTTGGGATGCAGGAACCCGTATTGAAGAATTGCAAGGGTTTATGGATGAGATAAGAGTTAGTAAAGTTGCAAGATATACTGCTGATTTCACACCCGTTATGAGACATAATGATTATGCAATTGAAAGCACTGTTGGTGGAAACACATATCAAATTGAAGGAAAATTAAAATTTTAGGAGTTGAAAAATGGTAACAGGATTTAAGGATGGAGGACAATAAAATGGCAGACGTAATTGATGAAGCTTTGTCCGATAAGAAATTATCAGACTTGCAAAGTGCTAAACTTAAAAGTGCAGCAGTTAAAGCATTAACTAAAGCTGATGTGGAAAAAGCAATTCCATTATTAAAAGAAGTGGCGAAGAATAATGGTCATTCGGCTATTGCTCACAAACTTGGATTAACACAACAACAAGTGGCTAAGATTCATAAAAAGATGATGGCTAAAGTGAACGAACTAACACCGAGAGAAGCAATTGAATAAAATGAGCTTACTAACTAAGAACAGTACACCAGCTGAAAGAGGAAGAGGCTGTTTATTTGTGGAACAATTAATTGATGCAAATAGTGTTGCCGCTAATGGTGCAGCAATAACTGGAACTCCAACTTTCAGTAATGGACTAGTCTTAACTGGAAGTGAATGTTTATTGTATAATTACGCTCCTTGGGGTGATGTGGGTGATTATAGTGTTAATATTGATATAACCCATATTTCTGGAAGAGGGTCGGCTCAAGTAATAGCACATTGGGGAACTGGAATTAATGACGAAGCAGGATATATAAAAATTGATGCTGATGATACAATTAGAATGGGTGCGAATAATGCTCACCAACCATTTACTGGAACAGGAATTCCGTTAAGCAGTGGTCGTCATACAATTACTGTACGCTTTAATGGTGCTTCAGCCAGAAGTGTGTTTTTGGATGGAGTTCAATTAAGTGGTGGAAGTAGTGGAGGAGGAGCAGGAGTAACTGATACTGCAATTGCTATTGGTTCGGAAATTGGTGGAACTAATAAATATATTGGAACAATCCATAGTGTTAAAATGTTTAGTGAAATGTTAACATTACAAGAGCATACCGATATTTATAATGGAGAGGTTTATTCTTATCGTAATGAATCAATTATGGATTTACCGATGGATTTTGCTAATAATGACCCAACTAATGGATTAGTTAAAGATGTAAGTGGAAATGGAAACGATGCAACAATGCCAGGTGGAACTTCTGACCCAGTTAAGAATACACACATTAATGGTTATGAATTTGATGGTACGAATGATTATTTAATTTTACCCAACCTTGGATTCTCAGCAGGGAGTGAATATACTGTGTCTATTATGAGTAGGTTAGATAGGTTATTGGGAAGTGACACTTGGATAAATTTTGGGTATAATTCTCCAGAATCTGATGGATGGGTAATTCAAGAATCAGCAGGGACTTATAGGGTTTATAATGCAGGAAATAATGCAGTTGTTGCAAATGTTCCAACTCAATTAGGCCAATGGCTTCATTGGGTAGTAACTCACGATGGTACAGATTTAAAGGTATATTTAAATGGAGAATATAGAAATACACTTGCTGCGTTTAGTTATGATTACACTACAACATATTATCTTGGGATTGAAGCAGCTACACCATTTAAACCATATCAAGGCTCATTAGCTTCTTGTAAAGTATGGAATTCTGAATTAACACCATTACAAATCCAAGACTTATACAATAACGAACTAAAAAGGGTGAATAACAAATGAGCATAATCCAACAATTAAAAACTGAAGGCGTATTAAAACTTTATATGGATTTTAGAAGTGGGACTTATAGCGATTGGAGTGGTAATGATAATCATGGAACTCCAACTGATGTTTATCTGGATAAAGCAGGAGTAAGGTTTGTAAACCCAGCTGCAGCTGGTACTAATTTAGTAAGCGTTCCAAACACGTCTGATTTTAATTTTGGAACTTCAACTGATTTTAGTATTTATATTTGGATTAAATCGGTTGACGATTTATCTGCTAGGAATTTAAGATTGTTTTCAAACAGTGACCTTACTGGTGGTTGTTTTGCAGATATTCAAAATAATTTGGTTAGAATATTTTTTGAAGCAGGAGCATCATATACATTAGCATTTGACAGTTCAGTAGAAACAACAATTCCTGCCCATTTATGTTGGACTTTTGATAGAGATGGAAGTGGACTTGGATATTATAATGGTGGATTGGTTGCAACTACAGCAACTAACCCTGGAGATATAAATGAAGATTTAGATACAAGTAATCCTTTACAAATTGGAAAGGTTCTAACTCAAACAGCCAATATGTTTGATGGGGACTGGAAATCATTTATAATTGTTAATAGAGTTTTAACCGCCACTGAAGTAAGTCAGATTAAAGCAGAATTAGAAAATACATCTTGGCCAACTAAATCGAAAGGTTCAAGAGGAAGTGATTACTTGATAGAACAAGACACTTCATTAGTTGGTGCTTATGATATGAAACCAACCGCTGGTGTTGTAGTTGATGAAAGTGGGAATAATAATGATATGAGCATTATTGGTGATGGATTTCATACTAGAACTCCTTTTGGAAATGGGATTGATTTCTTAACAGCAAATGGGAATTATCTTAACAAAGCATCATTTAACAATTTACCTTCAACAGCAATAACTGTTTCAGCTTGGACTAAAACTCACGCCAATGTTGATTGGAATGATATTGTTCAAACAGATAATTGGGATACTTCAGCAGGAACTTGGATATTATACACCAATTCTCTTGGAAGAGCAGACTTTGGAATTGCAGAAGCAGGTTCAGTTCAAAATTTAGCACAATCAGCAACTGGAAGAATTGTGGCAGGATTTTGGAATCACATAGTTGGAACTTATGATGGAACTACTGTTAAAGTTTATGTTGATGGAGTTATCGGACCAACAACTGCAACAGTTACTCAGGCACTAGATACTACTGAAAATATTTCTATCGCACAAGATTGTCAACAAATAATCTCAAATGTTAAAATCTACAACGAGGCTAAAGACCAAGCTTGGGTTACTAAAGAATATGAAAACGGGGCTAAAACAGTTAGTTATAAAACTGATTGGTTCTCTTTAGAAATTGATGGTATTACTGCTGGACAAATAGGTGGAACTGATTTTAATGTTAAAAGTGGAACGTGGGATATTGAACATGATGAACCATTTAAAACTTTAGTTTGTGCAAGTTCAGGATATTGTACTGTACCACCAAGTGGATTTAATAGTAGTCCAACGGAAGCAGCTTATGGTACTTGGGAATTTACATTAAAGAAAGTTAATGGGTCTGGTGGATTCGTGTTTATGTTTTCAGCTAGTGATGACGATGATTGGAATGCTGGAACTCAAAATGGATATACACTTCATATTGACAGTAATGAAAGAGTTAGGCTTAGGAAAGTAACCAATGGGTCAGCTTCGGATTTGTTTTATACAGATGTTAGTTATATAGACTTAAACACTTTTTACACTTACAGAATAACGAGAACTAATTTAGGGGAATGGACTGCTTACATTAAAGGAGGAGCTTATGTTGACTGGACTTTAATAACACCTTCCGTTGGAACAAACCCCGCAACAGAAAATACATTTACAACTGCCAATTATATTGTCTTTTCAGGAACAACTAATAATGTACTTGTATTGGGAGAGTTAGGAGGAGATAACGCAATTGTGAAAAGGGTTGGAGTTTATAATGATTGAAATGCATGAGAGAATGGCCACTATGGAAAATGAAGTGAAGAATTTGAAAGACTCCAATGATAAATCACATAAGGCAATGATGACAAAGCTTGATACGTTTATTGATACTTGTGATGATAGGTACGCACCTAAATGGATGATGACTATACTTTCATACCTTGCAGGAATAGTTGCAGTTGTAATTTCTGCAGGAGTAATAAAATATTTATGGTGATAAAATGGCATATGCAACAAATTTAAATTTTGTAAGATGGAGTGGACTAGGCATAAGAATAGTAGATGAAAATGTAGGCACTGGAGATAATTCAGAAACTGACTTTGATTTAGATAAAACAAACATTATCACAGGTGGTTATGTTTTAAGTTACGCAGCTTCAGGCTCAAATACATTCACCGCTTTAACTGAAACCACCCACTACACTTTAGATAAAGAAAGCGGAAGAATAGTTTTAGAAGCTGCAGGAGTAACTGCTTTAGGAACTAATGTTTTATACGCTACTTATTGGTACACTGATAATTTTAATGATGATGTTATTACTGATTACTTAACTGTTGCAGATGATGAAATTGATAAATTAACTGGTCGTAAATGGGATTCTCCTACAAGTATAACGGAATATCGAAACGGAAGGAGGAGCTTGGGATATCCAACTACAGATAGACCTTATCAAGCAGATTGGGATGCTCCAGACTTTATTGTTTTAAATAATTGGCCAGTAACTAAGATAGACTTTGTTCATTATCTTAATTTACCTGAATCCGTAGCTAGTTTTTTCAACTATGATGATACAGGAAGCACATATACAGATTATACTGATGAAGTAAACACAAGTACAGAAGCTCCATTTACTATGTTCGCAGCCGTACCTGCAACAAGCGATGCAGTTTATATTGGAAGTGATAGTATTTTCTTAGGAGTAGATGTTAATCTTTCAACATTAGGAACTGGAAGTCCAGCCATAGATTGGGAGTATTATAACGGAACGGCTTGGACAGATTTAACTGAAACCGATGTAGATTCGGGAGCTAGTACATTTACTGCCAATGGGAAGTTTACATTTAGTTATCCTTTTGGATGGTCTAAGACTACAGTAAACAGCGAGAATTATTATTGGATAAGAGGAGTAGTTGCAACTGGATATACTATAGCTCCTATTTGTGCAACTCTATCCATAAGTGATAATGTTAATGTTACTTTAGAACCTAGACAAATTTTATTCAAAGATAGTGGAGAACTTAATTTTGTAAATACCGAAGTTCCAAATGGTACATTAAATTTGAGAATTGATTATAGTTACGGAATGACTACAACACCAAATTATATTATAGAGTTAGCGGTTTTGATGGCTAGTGTAAAAGCTTATGTCAATCTGTCAGGAGGTTCTTATGACGATGCTACAAGCTATTCTTTGGGTAGTAAGTCGGTTTCTATTGGTGAAGCTTACGTCAATATCCGAGAAGTTATTTCACAATTCAAGAAAAGAATCCAAGAAATAATGGATATGATTGGAAAACGGGTGGATATAAGAGCAATATAAAATGGTTAAAACAGCAATAACTTCAGTACATGCAAAGGTAAATCGTGCTTTAACTAAAGTTATGATTGATGAAGTTTTTGGTAGAAGTTTAACTCTTCAAGTTGTTACTAGAACTGTTGATAATTGGGGTCAGTTAAGTGCTAGAGCTACTGCAAACACTACATTCACTGGTGATTTACAATTCGGTCTTGATTTAGACCAGCGATATATTGAGACTGGTGTTGTTGAAGTTGGTGATGGAGTTTTGTATATTCATCCGACTGAATTAAGTACGTTGCCACAACCACAAGACAGACTAATTGATGGAAATAGCGAATGGGAAATTGTTAGTCAGATTGAAAGTCCTGAACTTGGTGGAACAGTTTGTCATTATAGTTATAGGTGTAAGAGAAGAATTGAAGCCAGTGATGTATAATGATTTACTTATCTATGGACAGATGGGGTAAACTTTGTAAATTATGCGGAGCTTTAATGATAGGACTTAAATGTCCTGAATGTGATAAATATGATACTAAACCACGAAGGTCAAAGGTACGAGATAACTAATTGGAAAGAGTTCCAAAAGAAGTTATTATTAGCTGTTGGTTTTCAAGTGGAAGCTGAAATTAACAATCAAATTAATAGTATGCGGTTGGTTGATACAGGCACTTTTAAAAGTAGAACAAAAGCAGAAGTTGTTAACGGAGAACTGATAATTACAAATTCTGCACCTTATGCTAAGTATTTAGAGTATGGAACACTTGAATACTTTAGGAAATTTGGGAAAGAAAGTTTTCCTACAACACCAGACCCTAAGAAAAAAGATATGAGACCAATTCAAAGAAAGGCTTTTCCTAGAGGAATGCAACCTTTCGCACCATTTAGAAGAGTGCTTTACAACCAAAATAAGATGGCTGAACTGATAACTAAAGCGGTTAAAGGTGCGAGTCGATAATATTATTTAAATACTTCAACAGTTTAACAATTATCTATCCAAGATGGATAATGGAGCGTCAAGATGACAAAAGCTAAAATTGAGCCAGATAGAATAATTACGAACTTCTTACGAAACAATTTAACAGACCCTAATGGTTCAAGAAGCGGTCAATGGATTTATCCTGATTTTCCAAGAGTTCAAGGACTTGGAGATAATTCATTTCCTCGTATTGGAATCACACTTCTTTCTGAAAGCAGCGAATATATGGGAATCAATGATGATGCTCAATTTGAAACAATCATAGTTCAAATAGATGTGTTTGCAAAAAAAGGAAATGGTCAATCAGTAACAATAAGTGACGAAGCCATAGGAACAGTTAGTTCCAGTTTTAATTCTAATCGTTTAACTTATGAATATGTTCCAAGCTCGGTTACTAATATTAAGCATAATGCAGTTAGTTATGGAACTGTAACAAAACAAAACACTAACACAGATTTTAGTACACCAGCAGGAATGAGTGGTGACGTGATTGAATGGGCAGAAAGCACAGGCGACTTAAACTTAAATGCAACCGATGTAACTGCAGATGATGGTGAAGCAATAACTAGCACTTCAGTTATTTATTTGGAAGGTAAGAAAATGTGTCAGTATCTTGCAAGAGAGATTGTAAAGGCATTCAGAGGAAGTTGGAGGACGGATACTACTCTTAATGGTTTATTCTATCCTATAAAGGTGAACAATTTTCCTCAACCGTTAGACGAGGAATTAGGAGTATTTAGACAAACTCTGGAATATCAATTTAGAGCATTCAATGCTGGAGAGGGATTATAAAATGGTTAAAAAATATGTTAAAATAAAAGGAATGACTCCTGCCTTAGTTGAAGAATCAGAGATTCCCAACCTAATGGAGAAAAAAGTAAAGAAGAAAAAATCCAAGAAGGAGGATAAAAAAGAAAATGGCAACGATTGAATATTACAAAGGATTTGATACTTACGTTATTTATGGAGAAGAGTCAGTTTATGGAACAGCAGTAGCTCCAAGTACAACTAACTTTCCAGGTAGAATCCAAAACTTCACATTATCAATGGCTAACAATAGTTTTAGAAGTCAAGGATTAGGTGATGGAAGAAATGCAACAGGTGTTTATTTAGGGCCTTTTGATGTTAGTGGAAGTATGGATTTTCAAATAAGTGACCCAACATTTTTACAATACGCTATCGGAACAAGAAGTGGAGGAGGAACTTTAGCAGACCCTTACGAATTACAAGAAGCAGAGAACATTGGTTTTGATGCAGCAAACATTCCAAGTCTTACTTTAGAAGTTGGAAGTGAAGGAGATACAGTTGATGATGAAATAACTGTTAGTGGTGTTGTACTTAATGGATTAACAATAACAGCAACTCAAGGAGAAATAATCACTGCGAATACAGATTGGGTTGGTCAAACAGTTCTTACAAGTGCTACTTTACAATCAGTTAGTGCTCAAACAGCTAAACCTTGGTTGTTCCACGATGCAACAGTAACAGTGGGAAGTGACACATTGCAATGCACAAGTTTCTCAATGACCATTACGAATAACTTAACTCCTTATAGAAATTTGGGAAGTAGATTAATTGCTCAACCAAGTACTGGATTAAGACAATATGATTTCACAGTAACTGTAAGAAAGAAAACAGATAATACTGCAAGCACTTTAAGTGGAATTGAATTAAGAGAATTATTCTTTGGAGCAGCATCAGCAACAGCACCAGCATCTGGAATTTCAAATGCAAGTAGCACAGTTAGTCTTGATATTAATGAAGGAACTGGAGCAAGTGGTGAACGAGTTATGAACATTGACTTGGCTAGTGCATCATTTGATAGTTGGAGTGAACCAGTAGAGTTAGATGGGGGAGTAATTGAAGTAACAGTGACTGGAATAGCATTAAGTGGATTAGCTGATGGGGGAGTAAATGTTCCAATTAGATGGTACACAATATCATAAATTTATTATTTTTTTTTAATTACAAACGACAAGATGTCAGGAGGAATCCAAGATGGATGAAAATAAAATAAAGTTGAGTTGCGGAGAAGTAACTCTGAAGAAACCAAAAGCAAAACATTTCTCCCACGCTATGGAAGAAGCAGAAATTAGCAATGGAGAATTAAAAATGACTAAGATGTTTAATATCTTATTGCCTTTTTGTATTGGACAACACCCTTGGGGTATGACACCAATCAGAAAAGCTATTGAAGAATTAAGTGTTGAAGATTATGTTTTGTTATTTAATCAGATGAAAACTTTGATTAATATAAGCGGTGATGCCTCGGGAAAATCAGAGCCGCTGTCAACCGAAACAGACTCCCTGAAGAGCAGTGGCTAAGAAAAAAATTTATCTACTACTTTTTCGTAGACAAGGGAATAACTCCTGAACAAGTTGATGAAATGAGGCAAGAGGATGTAGATGCCGTCTTGCTTATCAATCAATATACTGCGGAAAAGCAGGAAAGAGAACAAAAAAGGCAACAATCAAAATGGTCGAACCAACAATAAAAGCAAAATTAGTACTGGATTCAAGTGGAATGAAAGGAGTAGCCGCTGGAGTAGGCGGTGGAACAGGAGGCGGTGGTGGAAGACAACAATCTGCTGCTGAAGGTATCAGAGGAGTTTTACATGGATTGGATTTTCCAATAGTTGGAGATGTTGGTGCTTTACTAGCAGGAGGAGTTTTACTTCTTGAAAAGATTGCACAAATAATGAAAGCTGGTTTTGATTTCTTAACCAAATCAAGTCCTATCCTAGCAAGTTCTATTAATATTTTAAAGAAAAGTTTTGAAGTATTATTAAGACCTATTGGAGATGCTATTGGATTATTTATTAAACCTTTTGCTATTGCAATGTTAAGATTTGCAATTCCTATTTATAAAAAGTGGAGAGAGTTCCTTAGTTCTGATAAATCACAAGAAGGATTAGGACAAATCAATGAAGGAGCTAGTCAACTTGGTACTGGAATAATCACATTAGATTTTGATATGGTCAAAGAGGGATTTAAAAATATAGTTGGTGGAATGAAAAATTTAGCAGTTAGTTTCTTTGAATTTAGCGGAAGTGAATTAGTTAATTTTTGGGGAAAATTTAAAATCTTTATTTCTGATGCTTGGTCTTTCTTTAAAGATGTTTTCGAGAAAGTTACAGACTGGTTAGGTGAAAAGGTGGATGCTGGGTTTAGATTAGCTTGGAATTTATTTTGGGATTTCTTACGAAAAATAACTCCTGAAAGTTGGAATGAAGCACTAAGTGGAATACAAGAAGCATTGTCGGCAGCGTGGGAAAGATTCACTGAGGTTATAAGAAAATACCCAAAGTGGATGATAGTTCTTGCTCCAATGGTAATAGCTTTGGAAGGATTATTTGCAGCGATGGATTTTCAAGGAATGATGGATAATTTAAAAGCTAAGTTTGAAGAAACTTTTCCTACATTAGCAGCAGTTATTGCTTCAGTAGAAAAAGGAGGATTATTTACTGCGATATGGGATGGTCTTAAAAAGGTCGGAGAATATGTTGCTGGGGCTTTTTTAAATTTTTTCAAGGTAATGTTTACAGCAGCTCAAATAATATTTACAAGTGGTGATAAAAAAGAAGGTCTTCCTGGTGCATTATCTGAAACAGATAAAGCGTTGACATTAAGTACTGCGGGGGTTGGGTTATTGACTACTGCTTTATTTGGAATACCTACTGCAATTACTACAGTCCATACAATTATAACTAAGTATGAAACTGAAGGAGATGATGGGGGGGATTAAAAATGGTTAAAGAAGCAGTTCAAAGATTAAAAGAAATGAAGGAAGAATTTGAAAATCTTGATAGGACATTCACTACAACAAGACAAATTAAAGTAAATGTTCAAAAAATAAAAGAGGAAATAACTGAAGACCTCAAAAGAGAATTACAAGGTCGTAGCAGTTATGGAATAGGAATATAAAATGGCAACACCAACCTTAGCTACTTACGAACTGGACAATGTTACTAACATCTCTTATACTAAAGATGCTAACATAATTCCATTACCTTTTCCAGGAGGAGATAGTTCTGCGACTGAAACTTGGGATTTATTAGGAGTTACAAAAGTAATAACTATTACTGGAACTTATATTGGAACAACTGCAAATGTTAAGACAGATATTGATTTATTGGCAGCACTAATTGATGGTGACCAAAGTGCAAGTGTAAGTTTAGTAACCGATGAATTAGGCACTATCTCAGTTAAAATAAGTTCCTTTGATGTAGCGTGGGACACCTTGAATAATAAAGCAAGATATACAATTAAAATGATAGAAGGAGCATAATGGTACGAATAAACACTTATGTAACAATCAATGGAGTGAATGTAACAGCTCGTGTTATTAAGTGGAAATTTGTAGATACATTTGGTAATGAAATACCAGATGCAACTTTAACTGTTTCTAAAAATGTAGTTCTTGACTTAACTGTAGAGAATGGTCAAGAAGTAGTTATTCAAAGAGGAACGACCACTGGTCAAGAAAATAATGTATTTAAAGGTAATGTGGACACATTAGTTAAAAGTGGTGGAACTTATATTATTAAATGTAAAGATAAACTTATTCAATTAGTTAAGGCAGATGTGAATACTTCTTTTGATAAAGATATTGACACGGAAGCAGGGGTTGGTTCTGCAATAGCCAATACATTAATCACCAGTTCCAGTTATGGGAATATGAGTACCAACTCTGGAGCTACAGTTCAAAGTACAGGAACATCAATTTTAATTCAGAAATTTGTTTGTAGAAAAACAGATGTATTTGAAAGAGTTAAAACGATTGCAGAAATATTTGATTACCAGATTTATTATAATTATGATGATGATTATGTTTATTTTGAACCAACAGGTTATCAGACCAACTCTAACGCACTAACTGTTGGAAGTAACGTAACAAACCTGCCTAATTGGGAATTTGACAATACACAATTAATAAATCAGTTAAGAGTGGAAGGTGCAGAGTCAGTTGTTGAAACTACTGAAACCCAACAACTAGCTGCGGCAGGTGTTGGAAGTTATAACGTGACAGATTTTACTTTAGCAAATAGTCCGTTTTCAGTTAAGGTTTTTGTTGATGCAGCTAATCCCCCAACAACATTAAAAGTTGGTGGAACTGTGGATGCAACAAGCAGTTATGATTATAGTGTGGATGAACAGAATAAAAAGATTATTTGGAATGGTGCTCCAACAGTTGGACATTATGCTCAGATAAAATATTCTTATCCAAGTCCAATTCCAGTGCTTGTAAAAAAACAATCAAGTATGACCAGTTATGGATTAAGTGCAACCACAAAACACTTCTCTGATATTCGAACTGTTGAAGATGCAATCAATCGAGGTAATATTTTTTTAGATACTTATGCAGAACCTTTTGTTAGAACTAAACTTCACGTTCCAGCAATCACTAATGATTACAGAGCAGGAGAATCAGTTAGTGTTGTGGATGGAATTAATAATGAAAATAGAACTTTAACAATTAATAAAATAGTAAAAACTTTTCCTCATAAGTTTGATGTGATTCACGTTGGAAATAAAGAATATGCTATGGCTGAATATAACAGGTTTACTCTTGATAGGATTAAAAGGTTAGAAGAAGAACTAAGTAAGAATGATGATATTTTGATTCAAATATTTGATCAATCTAGAAGCTTTAAACCTAGAAGAAGGTATTTTCAAGTTCAAAAACAAAGCGTAGCTGGAGATACTTTAATTTGGGGAAACAATACTTATGGTATTTGGAATAGTTTTAAATGGGGAAATACTGCTCAAGCAAGTTTTGTTTTATCAAGTTCAAGTTATGGTATTTTAGGAACTTCACAATTAGGGAGTCAAGCAAGTTCTCCAGTAACAATAAAATTAGTTCAAGGAGCAATGACTTACGAAGAATATTGTTATGATACCGACTTTCACGATGCAGTTAATTCAACGGCTACGTTTAGCACAGTAACCAAAGACATAATTTTCGAATCAAATGAAATATGGTATTCGGATGTTATTGATTTAGGAACTACGCTTAGTTGGGTAACAGTAGATTTAGGAGATACTATTGGAACTTTGGTTATAGAAGTAAGTTCAGATAATAAAGATACTTGGCAAACTGTCACAGAAGGAATAAGAACTGTGGTTACAACTTCTGACGGATTAGGAACATACGTTAGAATAACCGCAACTGATGGAGATTCGATTTTATTTGGAACTGGAGGAATAGGTTTCCCGATAGTTTTCGGAGCAGGATACATAACGAATACTGAAGATTCAAATGGAGTAAACACAGCTCCAGCAATCAAAATCTTAATGGAGGAATAAAATGACTTGGTATGAAACTCAAAGTGCAGCGACTGCGATTACTTTCGCAGAATGGAATAATATGGTTACTTGGGGTGAGAAGAATTCACCGACACATCCTTCTGGAGCAACTGGAGATTATGTTTTATCACAATCCTCTGCAACAGTCACGTTGGATAGTACAAATCACATTGTTCTTTGTGATACTACAGGGAACGCAATAGGAATTACTTTACCTGCTGTTTCAGCGAATATTGGACAGAGATATATTGTTGTCTTTAAAACTGATGGCGGAAACAATGTAACAATTAGTTGTGCTGGTTCAGATACTTATATTGGAGCAGGAAACCCAGCTGGTGGTACAGCTGTGGTATTGGTAGATGCAGACGACTATTGTGAAATTGTTGCAATAGCTTCAAGTACGACTAATTATTGGTTAATACTAGGGCTTGGTGGAACAAATGCAGGAATCCCATAGAGGTAATATAAAATGGCTAATGGTTCAATAATTACAGATAGCGGAAAGAAAATAATATTAAATAGGAGTTACAAGGCAAGTCCAGATTATACAGTTCCTACTAAATTTAAGTTAGGGATAAGTAATGGAACTCCTAATGTTGGTGATACGGATTTGGATGATACAATTCCAATCACTAATGGAACTGTTAATGATGATGGTGATAATACTTTAACTGGAAGTAGTGGTGGTAATAACACTACAGATAATACTACAACTTACAAAATTGGTGGGGGGGTTAGTGATGATACTTCTCAGAATTTAATTGCTAATGTTAGTAATGCTACTAAAATTTGGACTATTTCAAACCTTGCAGCTAATGGAACTAATGTTACTTCTACTTTGTTTGGAGGGGTTTGGATTTATATTAAAGACGCAACAGCTTATGCTAAGTTTTTAAGTGCAGGAACAGCATTAACATTAAAGTTAGGCTCTGACTCAAGTAATTATTATTCAATAACCAGAACAAAAGCACAATTAGCAGTTGGTTGGAACTGGGTAGCAGACCACGATACAGCAGTTAGTTCTTGGACAGAAACAGGAACAGTCGCTGGAAACGTGGACACCTACATAATCGAAATAGTAACCAACAACGCAACTGATACTTTTGTTGCAGGAGATGTACTTTGTGATTTGTTAAGAACTTGGAGCGTGGCAAACACCACTAAAACATTTGAAACAAGTTATCCTAGTTTAGACGAAACTAATCACGAAGTTGAAATAAGATGTGCGATTAGTTCTGTTCAAGCTAATGGATTCGACCTTGACGGGTTTTGTTTAGTTAATACGGATGGAACAGTTTTGATGCATTCAGAAGACACGTTTACTGACGAGAGTAAGAGTGACACTGACCAATTCACATTCATTGTAAAAGATAGGTTGATATAAAAATGTCCACACTAGAAGAAAGAAACAAAAAATTTTATACTGAAAAAGGACTTGCCTCCATGAAACAACGAATGAAATCTTTCGTTGAATTATACAACGGGAATGGAGAAAAGTTCGGAAAAGTTCACATGATGTTTGGCTTTGGAAATTTTATGATAAAAGATCATGCTGAGTGTAAATCTAGAATAATTGAACTAGCAGAACTAACTGGCACACAAGTCAGTGGAACTATTGAGGAGGAAAAAATGACAGATGGCACAATTAATAAAAAAGAAAGGTTAGAGGTAATTTAAAATGGCATATCCAAGTTTTACAGTAACAAATGATTTTACAAATGGTACTTTAGCAGATGCTGATGAAGTTAATGCTAACTTTGCAGATATTGAAACATTTGCTGATGGAGCAAGTGCGGTAGGTGTTCCTGCAACTATTGGAATATCTCCAATAGGAAGCATTGTAGCATGGGCAAAAACATTATTAGAAAAAAGCAGTACTGGTTCACAAACCAACACTTCAACTTCTGCAACACAACTAATTGATAGTGCAGCAGATTTTGTGAGCGATGGAATAACTGCAGGAATGATTGTTCACAATGAAGATGATAACGAGTTTGCAATAGTAGAAACAGTTGTTGACTTAAACACTTTAACTATAGTTAGTGATTTGAATGCAGGAACAGCAGATGTTGATACTTTTAGTTTAGCAACAGGAATTAATTATGCTATTTATGCAACTCCTGAACTACCTGATAATTGGCTTGAATGTAATGGTCAAAGCGTAAGTGATTCTGACTCTCCTTTTAATGGGACAACTTTACCGAATATGAATGGTACAGGTGATAGTACTAAAGGATTTATTAGAGGAGTTATTGGTGCAACCGATTTAACTGTAACTGATCCAACACATACCCATAACGTAACTGTTCCTTCTGAGTTTAACCATACAGGAACAGGAAGTTCAGCTTATGTTGGACAAGACGGGACATTCTCAACAACAACATCAAGAGCAATCCCTCCATACGTTGAAATGGTATGGATAAT